CCCTCAAGTTATAAATAATACACAGGAAAAGGACTCAAATGGCAATTTACAGACACGTCAATCGGTACAACAAATTACCATAGATGGTAAAAATTATCCAGAAGATAAGGACTTAACGAATCCTTTATATGCCTTAATGTATTTCCTTACAAATGTTTCTGTAACAAGAACCGGTGGAGATAACGTTGATGTAACTTATCTTAAACCCTCGGGAGAAAGAAGTAACTTAGAGTTACTAATATATTATCTTAATAGTGCTTTCACTACAGAGCCTTTTATAAATTATGTAAATAAGATATGTATGAAAACAACAGAAGAAGGAGCACATACAGTTGAAGGAATAAAATTACAGTCTGATTATAAGTATATAATTGGTATACGTAATGACGCTACTGATGTGACCTTTGGACTTAATATTCATAATAAAGGACAAACAACAAACCTTGTAGAATTGTTAAATGGTGATAATACCCTTAATGTTAACAATAACTTGGACAGCTCCCATACTTGGTATTTTAAGTTAGAAGGTACCAATTTAGAAGACCTTGAATTAACACTAACAACAAAAGGTACAGATAGTAACGGTTTGTTGATGTTTGATAATTTATTGAAATACGTTGATAATCCAATATTTGAAGAAAATTATAACATTTCAGTAGAAGATATTATTAGCGAAATTAAACTATATGACACAGAGGGTATTTTTAAATATAACGTACAGGTTGATGAGGCTACGAAAATTGATGACCCTATTATAGGTAAATCATTTTTCTCAGAGAAACATATTTTCAACAAGTATGCAATTTCTGAAGCATTACTTAAACCTCCGAAAGAAAAGTCCTCACCAAATATAATATCAATAATAAATAATAGGTAACGCAAATGAAACAATTTAGAATTTCAGAACATGTGCCTGATGTATATCCTCGAAAATCAAGAGACTTTCAATTATTTTGTGCAATATTTGATTGTCTCTTCGGGGACTTAAAATATAATATAGACTCTATAATTGACATAACTAATACTTCTCAGTGTAACGAAAGATTGTTACCATTATTACAAACAAAATTAGGATTTTTTACAAAAGAAAAAATATCAGGTGAAGATTTAAGATTGATCCTCAGAGCTTTTCCTACGATAGTTCGTAATAAAGGCTCTAAAACTGGAATTACACAAGCAGTACAAGTTTATTTGAAACTATTTGGCCTAGATGTGGATTCCGAAGTAACGATTACAAATAAAGTTTTTACAGACGGTAAATATGACGATGAAAGAAGTTATATTGTTGATATAGCTGTTTCGGATAAATTAACTGATACCTCAATACTTACAGAAATACTTAGATATGTTATTCCTGCTGGATATAAGTTAAGATATAGTTATAAATCTAAAGGTAAACGAGAAACTATAATTACTGCGACTGACCGAGTAGAGATTGTGTATGGTGATTCACCAAATTCTGTTCCAGGTACACAATCAATAACTAGTGGGTTACGTCCTGATAATAATAGTGATGCTGATTATTCAGATATGTTGGGCAGAGTTGACACATCTTTTGTTGTTAATGAAAAACAAGACATATTAGATATGAGTAAATGTCAGATAACTTCTGATTCGAAGAAAGATGAAGATGTAACTATTACACAAACTGTTATAAAGAAGGGGTAAAACAATGAAAAGCAATTCTATAAATACCCTTGGGTATATAGGTGAAGTAACGATAAACTTAAAACAAGGAAATCGTTATAATACCATAAAAGTTCATAATCAAGGAACAACTTCACTAGGGTTGTTCCTTGCCAAGGCTCTTGTAGGTAATTTTAATAAACAGGATACACCACAGTGGTTTAAGTTTGAGTATCAAGATACAAACTCAGGACAATGGAATTCATTATTAAGAGGCACAATTCCTTTAACAGGAGGAACTTATATCCCTATAGATGAAAAGCAGCTTGATACAAAAGTAGACCCTTCGTCAACTATAGGAAAAGTAAAATTCGTAGCTGTTGCACAGAGTAATAATGTTAGGGTAACTTCTGTAACAGGTAAATTACTAAGATTATCGATATGGGACGGAAATGTTGTCTCTAATGTTCTTGCAGAAATAAAAGGAGATAACCCTTCTACTGAAACTAATCAAGATTTACAGTTAATGTACACGGCATTAACTGGCGGACAGGATGCTGTTATAAATTGGACAATGTACATAACAAATACTTTAGAAATTAGTTCGAGGTAATATAAATGAATATATCTTCTGATAAAATAAAAGTTTTCCCTTTTGCAAAATATAGAAACACAGTTGATTTAGGTAGTCGTTTATTTTATGAGAATAATATAAGTCGAATAATATATCAACTTGTGGATACTGATGGATATGTTATATCTGGAGCAGTTAATACAAATGGTATACTAACTGAGGCTCTCAAAATAAATCTTCACGGTTATTATTTTGAAATCGCTTCAGGACAATCATTAGTTCCTACAGATGAAACGGACACTGGAAAAATATATGCCTATATAAAAGTTAGTAAAGAAATGTCTGATAATAACGGTTCTGTAGTACCTCCACAATTAATAGGACAAGATGATAATACTAACAGTTTTACAGCTTTTAATGTAACATTTACAGAACCTGCCGGTACAGAAGATGATATATTTTCTATTCTCTTACTAGTTAAAGATTCCAGTGGTTGGAAAATAAATGATTATGTATATACCAAATTTGATACGAAATCTTTAAATATTACTAAAATCGACGGAAAACACTGATAACAATGTAATATAAACTGTATATAATAACTTAT